CAAGGCTTCACGCTGACACCTGTGATATTGGCCACGGCGTCCGTCTGCTCCATCGTCCAGTGCGGGCCGGTCGTGCCGTCCTCGTTCTCCATGCGGGCCGTCCACGCTTTGGCGTCGTCCTCGGTAAACTCTATCATTTTCGCGGCCTCACGAAAATGATCGTCGTCCAGCTTATGCAGCGCACAAATGGCGTCCGCGTACACCGTGATTTCTTCCGCGCGGCCAAGCGTCACCTGGCACCCCATGATCTCATGCAGCTGCCGTTTCAGTTCTTCGATATAATGTTTCATCTCATGCCTCCTGAATGTATTTGTAAAGCTTATCGAGATCGCCCACGTCAAAGCGCAGCTCGCCAATGATCGGCACCGTGATTGGCAGCTTCTTGCCGTCCACGCGCGTCCTCGCGGCGTTGTAGAGCCGGTCAAGGTCGATGTTTCCATCCTCATCCATAATGCCCATCATTTGCACTGCCGGATGGTCTTTTAGCGCAAGGATACGGCTTTTCCCGCCGTCCATGATGAGCGCCAGCGCAATCCCGGCGCCAATGCCCTTGCCGGTCGGCAGATGTGGAATGATCTCATTGTCTGCGAATTTTGCCGCACCTCGCATAGCCTGATCGATCGTTACCATAAGGATACCTCCGTGTTAAGATTGGGGCGGCTATTGCCGCCCCTTTTTGCTTAAGTCGTCGTGGTGGTCGTGGTCGGAGCCGTCCAGCTGTTATAACGCTGCATCGGTTCCGGGCAGACGTTGTTGATGGGGATCACCGTCTTGGTCAGGCCCGACAGCGTAGCCAGCTCGTTCTGCATACAGGACAAATTCGCCACGGTCTGCGCGTTGACGACACGCTGCTGGCACAGCTGCTCTTCGATGCTGCGAAGTCGCCCATCCGTGTACTTGTACATTTCGAGCATCTTCTGATCCGTGTACGTGTTCGCATCGCGGAGCTTTACTTCCGTTTCCAGCTCTGCGATCCGTGCCGCCTGAGACGCCTCATAGCGGCTTACGAGATGGTTGTCGCTGTTGCTTGCGGCCATCGCCGCTGCAGCCGGATTCGCGCCCCAGCCGCCGAACAGGTTGCTCAGCCCGCCGCCAAACACGCCGAGACCCGTGCCGATCGCGCCGAGCGTCACGCCGAGATTCCCCTTGCCGTTGCTTGCGTATTCCATAGAGTTTCCCTCCAAAAAAATGTAGTGAACCGGCCAGTTCCTACGTTCAGTATGAGGGATTTCAAATTTCTAAGGGACGCACGAAGGTAGCATGAGTGACGCATTTCTGACGCAAATAGAAAAAGCCCATGCAGCGGTGAACTGCAAGGGCTATGTAAACACTATTAGTCTTTTTGCGGTGGAAGTCTTGTAATAAACAATTTGTTAGAATCGTCATCAAAATTGTTCTGGCACTTTCCGCTTATCGCGTCATGATATATCCTATTTGCGATTATATCCGCAGCCCTTACCAAGATTACGCTTGCGGAATTACAAAACTCTAACGAAACTGTTTGCACTTCCGGGAAAAGAGGTGGAAAAAATCTTGAATAATCTCGTGCGAACATCCCCCTCTTGAATTCCTCTTCGAGTGATTCTCTTAGTTCATAAAATCCGTTTGTAGATGTCGAATGTTCATCGGCAAAGAAATACATATTTTCCACAGTTCCTTGCTCGATTCGATTTCTTCTAATCAGTTCTTCAAGCAGTCGCTTCACGCCGATCTTGAATACATAATCAAGATAGCGTTGCTTCGACTTCTTGTCTTTCATAATTTCGTCCTGAACAGTCTGCTGATCGACTACCACACCGAACTTATAAAACTTGTTCAGAGATCGGTACAATTTCCGTTTTTCGTTGGCCTCAACCGTGGACGCCTTTATTTCCATGTCCCAATACCCGCCATGTTTTCTGACACGGCGTTCTGCTGCATGGTATTTTCTCGATGCGATGTCCTTTTCATCTTTCGACAAAAACACCAGTCCACCAAACGCGAATATTTCATTGTGTGCTTTATCTAAGACACCTGATTCATCCGAGTAGACGAATATATTCATAATTCGACACCTCATGCAAAAAAAGCCGCCCGAAGGCGGCTTCCCCGTGGCCGACGATATTACATATCGCTTAAACGTCAATTCGGTTACACGGGTATACAGTGCATCTCTGCCTGCACCATCAATATATACTTCATATTACGAAATGTCAATATGTTCAGAAAAATTTAATAAAATATTCTTGTTTTCTTAACACGACATGAGGAAACGCCCCGACAGGATCACTCCTGCCGGGGCGTTTGTTTTGCTCAATATCTAGTGTGCATCATTCAGTTTTTATCATTTGCAGCTTTTCTGCCGTGTGCCGCGCTCGTGCGTAGATCTGCGGCAGTCTGCGGGTGATCGTGCTCCGCGCCATGTCCAGCTCCACCGCGACGTCAATCTGCGGTGTCTTGTCCATGACATAGCGCCGGACGATCTCCGCGTCCTGCTCACTGTAACCTGCCTGTGCTATGATCTGCTCCCACTCGCCTTGCAGCAGGCCGGTCAAGTCGTCCGGAATCCGCACCCTCGCGCTGATCGTCACCACCTCCAATCCGGGTGGCGCGGCACACAGGGGCGTTACTGCTTATGATTCAGGATCGGAATGTTCCCTTTATTACTAACTTCGAGATCCAGCGCCTTTGCAATGTCTCGAATTTTAATATAATTCGTGCCGTCCTTTAAGATCCGTTCGACCTCGATATCTTTTCCGTTAATGATCATCTTGCATTTACTCACCATTTCGATTCTCTCCTTTACCATGTTCCTGAATCTGACAATGCCCTGCGGATCGTCCACCCAATACTTCGGGCAGAGCTTGCCCGTCACATCATAGTGCCGGATGATATGATCGACCGGGATGTTATACTTCTCGCAGAGCCTTGCGGCGAGGTCTGCGGCATTGGCGATAGTCTTTGCCGTTGCCATGACCTTCCCGTCGCGCTTCGCGTCGCACATCTCAATGCCAATAGAGTTGTAGTTCCGGCAGAATGGGTGTGTGTAGTGATACGCGCCGCAGTGGAAGGCTACATAGTCCTCCGGCACGGAGATCGTGATGGAATCATCGTCCACGAAAAAGTGGGCGCTTGCCACAGGATTGAGCGGCTTCTGGAAGTACTTGCCGTTGCTGGTGTCGGAATCACCGTCGTTGGCCGTGTAGTGCATGACAATCCACTCAACGTCCCCGCCGCGCTTCGTGCCGTAGTTGGCTCGATGGGCCAGCATCGTTTTAATTGGTACCATCACTATCACCCTTCGCGTCCATCGCGTCCTGTGCCTTCTGCGACTGCGTGCCAAAATAGAACGTGATGACCATCAGGAAGATCGTCAGGAAATCCTTGCCCGTGATGTCGCCCCGCAGCGCCAGCACCGTGAACACCACCGTCAGCAGCAGCGTCACCAGCGACTTCACGCTCAGCAGATTTGACAGCCGTTTCATAATTTTGTCCATGTTATGTACTCCCTTCGTCGTCCGATTTTTTTGCAAATACTCTCTTCGCAAGGAGCATCAGCAGCTCCCCGCCAAACGCCGCTCCGGCGAAGGTCAGAACGTCGGATAAGTCCACATCCCGGCCCGTCACCAGCGCTGCCGTCTTGACCGCTGCCGCCCAGAGCAACACGCCGAACAGCACCCAGATGCAGAAATACACCAGCTGCCGCGCCATCTTGCCCTTCGTCAGGCGGCTTTTCCGGATGCGCCTCATACAATTCCCGCATGAGCCAGCGCAAAGCCGACCAGCGCCCCAACAATGGCCGTCACGACCGCCTTGACCAGCGCCTCCCATTTCCCGCCCGGAATGGCCTTGAGGCTCTTCACGTCGTCCTTGATCTCGCTGACATTGGCCTCAATCGTCTCCTGCTTCGTCGCCAGCACCTCTACCGAGGTCGCCAGCTGATGCAGCGCCCGGTTGTCCTCCTCTAAATCATTGATGCGGTGCGTGTTGCTCTTGGAGCGCTGGTCGATCTCCACGATCTTTGCCTGAATCCCATCGTCCATCTCATGTCTCCTTTACTTCCGTAAAATACAATCCCACCAGCTCATGAGGCAGGAACTGAAGCGTCACCTTGCCGCCCGGCTGCTCGCCCGTCCGTTCGCAGCGGTAGAGCTTGCCGTCCTCCGGGTCTGTGTAGTAAAGTCCGTAGGTGTACTCCATGCCTTTTGCGGCGGGGATGGGGTCGTCCTGTGTGCCCGCGTAGGTCTCGTCGATGACGGTAAACAGCGCCGGGACTTTGTCCGGCTCCCAGCCCTCCTGTGTCGTGTGGGCCTGTGTCACGCGATAGAGCCTGTCTGCATAGACCAGCCGGTCGTTGACCTCCACGGACATTCCTGCCGCCCAGCGGTCATACAGCTCCTTTGCCTTCACGGCGTCCGCATCCGTCAGGCTGGCCGAAGCCTTGACGATATAGGGACGTAGTTCTCTTGCCCTTTCTGTGTAGGTCATCATTCTGCCTCCCCAAGTAAAATTTTCGCCGCCAGTTCCGCGTCGGCTTTTTCCGCTCGTAGCGTTTCCGTCTCTGTCGGCTTTCCCATCATGCACGTCACTGTGCCATCGCGGTTGTCCGTAATGCTCCCGGCGACTGAATAATCCGAGTTGTCAAAGGTCTGCGTCTCGGTCTTCGTTTCGCCCGTAGGTTGCCCCTGCTCATCAAAAACCGGATAAGTGTTGACCTGCTTGATACTCCACGATAGGCCGTCCACAAACAGCCCCACAGCCTGATCGTGCGTCATTTCCAGCGTGATAGACTTCGTATCACGCCTGTCCCATTTTGGATTCTGCAATACCCCACTGATCTCAGCAGGGTATTCCACTTCATGAATAATAACGGATGTACTCATTTGTTCATCTCCTTCAATTTATTACGCTATGATCGTTCCGTCCTCGGAAACTAGCGTATCAGACGGAAGAATAAATGCCGGACGGATGCCGCAGTTGATGGATGGGTCGAGAGTGCTGTTCTGGCCAGGGATGGTGACGTACCACACGTAGTTGATGAAGTTGTTGTTTGGCGAGCGGAGCCACCAGTAAATGGCCGAGCCTCCCAGGTACGCAATACGCTTGGAGTTGCCACCCCACCCTGCGACGAAGTAGTCCAGCTTTGCTCCGTCCACCGGGAAGCCTTCGTTGTCGCTGGTCGTCCAGCCTACTTCGTAGCCAGACAGTAGGAAGACCTTCGCGGACAGGCCGTTCGCACCAGACGCAACCGCAGAACCGCCAGTGCCGTTGACATACGGAATCTTGACCTGCTTGATTGCGTTTTGGATGTTCGAGTCGAACATCGCAAGGAAGTAGCTGTTGAGGTACGAATGGATGGTGCTGTTTGCGTAGTCGTTGACATCCGAGCTGTTCCACTGGCGCGTCTCATAGACGTCCTTCATCAACAGCCAAGTACCATTGCACGAATCATCGTAGAGAGAACTCGGCAATCCTTGATGCACAATCAGGAAATCCCGAAGTGTCCCATTCACTGCAATTTTCACAGTGTTCTCGACCGGAAGCTCCGAAATCGGTATTCCGCTCAAAAGTGAAATGTCATACCCTGTACCGCCAATCAGCGTCCGCCCCTTTTTGATGGCGTAGGCCGTGCCGCCGATGAGCGGTTTGCCGCCCTTGAGGTCATACCCTGTTCCACTGACTTCTACCTTTTGGCCCATAGAATCACCGCCTTAACCATATTGCCACGCGATACAGCCGTTGACACTCGGCGTGGTCTCGCTCGAAAACAGCGCCTCGCCCCGCGCCATGTACGTCGTATAGTTGCTGTCAGACGCATTGACATTCGTCGTGCGGTTCAATCTGGCGTTGATCGATACGTTGTCCACGTTCCCGAGGCCAACGTCCGACTTGGTCACCGTCTGCTTCGGATGAACATGGTCACCTCGGGCATAAGCCGCAGAGGTACCAGCCGACGCCGTCCCCGACGCCTTCGGGGTGGTGTCGGAGGGTTGCGGTTTACTGCTCCATGCGGCCTTGTTGTTCTGGACGTCAGACACCGCCTGATCGATCTCTGCGCCAGTGTGCGCACTGTTGTACTGATCTGCCATAAAATCACTCCTTCATGCAGAGAAATTCCTTGCCGTCTGCCGTCAGCATGGTCTTGGTCGTGCCGGACGGCACAAAACCATAGTTGTCGTTCCAACTTCCATCCGCGCCCTGTGCGTAGAGGGAGATTCGATATTCTCCGTCACCGCTCAAGAGAAAATCGTCGTAGACCTCAAAGGTTCGCTCCGTCCCCGCCGGGGTCTGGGAAAAGGACGCAATGAGCGCTCCTTTGCCTCGCCCCCAGTCCTCGCCGGTTTTCGTCGCGCGGCATTCAAAGGCCGTGTAAGCGATGTCCGACGAGAACTTGACGGTGATGGAATCGAAACCGGAGACTGCCGAGATCTTATTCCCCGTGATGGTGAACGTCAGTCCCGGCGCGGCCATTATGCCACGCTCCAAGTCCCGGCGGCGTTCTTCACAAAGACCTTGATGATCTTCGTGCCGTCGCCGGAGGATGCCGTCGCAAGATCGGCGCCCTTGATGGTGACATTGATCGCCGTGGCCTTCTTGTAGCCGCCCTTGCTGCCGGAAGTGTTTGTGGAGCCGCCAGTGGTCGGGATCTGCGTGCCGGCGTCGTGGAGGCTGCTGGTGCTCGGCACAACACGCACCGTGTATTCCTCGAAGTCCACGTCGCAGGTGAAGGAGAACGCGCAGGTGTCGAAGCCGGAGACTTTGGAGATTCTGGTCTTGTCTGGGCCAGTGATCGTGACCACCGGAACAGCCGTATTGACCGTGATGGAAGCTGTGACTGCGGCTGTTTCGTTGCCGACGTCGTCCCGCACCTTGATATGCACGGTTTTCAGGCCATCGCCCTCCGTCAGGATGATGGACTTGCTGGCCGAGAAGGTCTCCCACGATGCGTCCGCTTCCGTTGCAGCAGCCTTGATGCCCCAGAGCTTCATCTGGTAGCCGGTCTTGGTTTCATCCGTCATCGTGATCGTTGCGGTGACGGTGTTGCTGGTTGCATACGTCGCGCCGCCGTTGAGCTTCAGTGTCAACCCAGACGGTGCAAGCGTATCAAGAATTAGATTGAAAAAACTTGCCATAGGTTATGCTCCTTTCTTTTCGCTCAGTTCGATGTATAAATATCCGCCTGGGCGGGTATAGATGGGTTCTTCGCCGATGCAGGCATTCTTGATGCCCATCTCACCGACAAACAACTCCTTTAGCTGTTCTTCTCCGACTGTGACCATTCCGTCACCCCCGAATCAGATACAGTGTCTTTGCGTCCTTGATGGCCAGTGAATCATATTCCGCCCGGTCGAGGACTACAATGGTGTTGATCTGCGCAGATGAGACGTTGCCGGAGCCGCCGCCAAGACCAGCCTTGACATTTTCAATGGAAAAGGCGATCTCCGGCCTCTCGCTGATGTTGAATGGAATCGCCATCACAGCACCACCTTACTGATCGCGTCTGTGACGCGGATGCCCCCGAGCGGAACGCCGACCACAACAGGCTCCGCGCCGAGAAACTTCACCCGGATCTGCACCGACTGCATCGCCGATTTGAAGTTCAGCGTCTCTTCCTGTGTCAGCGGAAAGTAAAACTTCCCGTCGTTCGCCGTGACCTCGCCGGGGTAGATTTTGCGCAGCTTCCCAACGATGAACTCGATCATCTCAATCTTGGATAGGTCGAGCGGCGCGCCGTCCTGCGTCCCAGTAAATACAATGGCGTACTGGTCGCCTTGCATGATTTTTAGGCTCATTCTTCCGCCTCCAATTCGATCAGACCTCTCAGGAGGCACAAGTCCTGATAACTGAGCTTCACATTCTCATCAACTGGGATCTTGACAGGCTCGATCTCGTCCGCGACCTCAACGTCTATGACTTCCTGCATCTTCTTCCGGTACTCGTCGATTTTGTCATCATCGACGCGCCATCCCGTATCGATCTCGTGGCCCATTGACTTCACAAGATGGGCCTGACGCTCGTTGTAAAACGTCAGAACATGGTCGAGCGAGTCCATGAGCTTGCTGACCTTGTAAAGCGTTCTCGGCCTCATGTCTGCCGCCGCGACCTTCCGCAGCGCGGGCATTGCCGAAACGATATTCCCGATTTTCATATTCCACCTCCTACGGGCGCATATATTGGATTATCTTGTTTATGGCACTTTTCGCACTATATTCATGGTTTGCAAACTGTGTCGCTTGAATCGGCGCGCCTTTTCTCGCAAAAATATTCTGCCTATAAGGCATTACACCATAAAACCCAAGTGCGCACCTCAATGTGTTTATAATATTAGAAAATACAGTTTGGGTATTATTAAAAGTGATTTCATCTCCTGCAGACACGGGAGATATGCTAAGACGCGACCACCACAACCTGCTTAGATCTCCGTTAAGCAACGTTATAGCCTTATTAAAGTCCTCTGCTCGTAAATTCGTTGTGGGTTCTCCAGCTTTTATCTTTGCCGCATCATCGTCTGTCCAGCTAAAATCAGGAACATATTTTCTGTTCACAAAATTAAAGCTTATTTTCCCATCATCCGGCATGGTGATTGTATCTGGATGAAAAAACGCCTCGTTAGATGTGGTCTTCCATCCGTGTTCCATCACATACGTTGTTCCATACGTTTTGTAAGCCAGCGTTTCTTCGATAGCAATGCTGTCTCCAGATATTTCTTCCGTCAACGTGTGTGTTTCACTTCGCAAATATTTATTCGTGTCGTTATCGTATATATAAATGTATACTTTTTCTTCGCATGTAGCCATAAGATCACCCGAACACTGCCGCCCCGATAGGGCTGTTTACACCATTTACGGTCTTGAATACCCCAGAATCCGTAACATATAGCGAATTTTGCCCAGCTGTCATGCGAACACCCTTCTCGGTGACGATGATGTAATGACTGCCGAGGCCCAAGTCTGTGCGTCCACCATAGGACATGACGATACCATTTGTAGAGGAAACGCCATTGTTGCCGCTGCCCATGCCAATATAGCCATAATCCACTTGGCCGGTTGCATCCATCACATGGAAATAGCCGCCTCGCAAACCGATCTCGTTTGCCTCGATATACGGGGACTGGACTTTTGTGAAGTCAATATAGGTGGCCTGAATGTACTCCGGGACGTTGCTGCTCTCAATTTTGGTCTGTAAGTCCGAGCTCAGATCGCCAAACGTAATCGCGCCGGTCAGGTTGAGATTGTCCGCCGTGATCGTGCCGACCTTTACCAATCCGGTAATCGAGACGCCATCTTTTGAGAGCGTGATGTTCGCGCCGTTTTCAGCGGTCGTGTAAGATAGCGTCAGCCCGTTCAGATTGATGTCAACAAGGGTCTGTGCCTCGTCTCCATCGATCTTTCCGGAGACTTCAAGCGCGATCTGCTCCGTGCTCTTGCGGATCTCAGAGAAAGATCTCGCGTTCATCCGTTCTTCTCTCGTCCGCGCTTGATACGGATATTCGTGATTGATCTCCGTTTCGATTGGAGCCTCAATATCTGCGCTCATAGAGACGCCCACTGTAAAGGCCGCAGAGGCCATAATAGAGGCGTTCCCATTGGGCTTGACGCTGTCCCCCAATTCAAGTGCTGGGTTGAAGAACGCCGTTCCAGCACTGTACGGAAGGTATTTTACGCCGTTCAGAACGCCACGGACGTAATTACAAATCTCCTGTGTGGCGTAAATGCAATCTGCTTGGATCTCGTATCCACTATCCCCAGCGGAATACTGGGTGTTCGAATCCGGGTAAAGCGTTACCTTGCCGATGGTGGCTGTATCTCCAAGAATGTCGCAACTCATGACCGGCACGTCGTCCGAGTTCGTCGGAGAGGCGAGACGGATAAGTCGGAGCTTTCCTTCTTCGGTAATAACGAAGTTGCCGCCGGATGCCGCCGCGATGCCGCAGAGGACTTCACGCATCGTGTAGACCTCTGTCGGAGAATCCACCGTGTAGGGCGCGATCTGGCTTCTGGAATCCAACTCGACGCCCATCTTTCCGCAGATATAATTCACCGCAGCCGACATCGCCATCGGATATGTTCCGGAGTTGTCGATGTAATCCTGCTCGGCTTTCAGCATCGCGTCGTATGCCGTAATGGTCATCCATCCATAAGCATCCGTGGAGCGCGTATCGATGTAGAACGTGCCGAACGGGAGCCAGTCTGTGGCCACATCACCGTAATCCTTCAGCCGGATATAGCACTTGATCTCCGCTGCCGTTGGGATCGTACCGTTTGGTTCGAAGACCATATCCAGCATCGCCGAAGTAGCCTGTCCGATGGTCAGCTTATCCATCATGGATTTGGTGATCCGCGCAGATTTGATCTCGCCGTATGTATAGGTTTTTCCGTTTATGACCGCCTTGAAGTCAACCTGATAGTCGCCCGCAAGGATGTCATTCCATTTTGCCGGGACTGTCTGCATTACATCACCTACTGTTCAATGAGATTGAAGGTCGTACCAGTCCAATACGTTTCTCCGCCCATGACGATCTGCGTTGTGCTCTCCACGGACGAGCCGTAAAATTTCTTCGTCACGACCCCGTCGATGGGGTCAAGATATGTGACGGAAATAAAAGACGGCTTCAACGCAGCGTTCAGCTCCATGAGCTTTTGCGTTGTCAGCCGTTTTGTCGTGATTGAGAGCTTCGCTTTGATTGCAATTCGCGTCCGGTGCATAATGCCGTCGAGCGTTCGCCCGGTCTGGTCGCTGTCTAGGTCGTTTCTCGACCATTTCAAAGCCCCTTCCGGGAGAATGTCGGTAAAGTCCTTCCCGTCAATTTTGAATACTGCTACCATGCGTCACCTCACTGTCAGCGGCGTCCCGGACGCTCTGGACGCATTGGAAAGGCTTCGCTGCGTGACCTTCGCGAACTGGACACTATCGACCATCATAACCTTGCCCTCACGAACCGCCGAGAGAATTTCCCGAAGCAGTTCATTGCTGGCGCTCGTCTGCGTTTCCTCCCTGACGATCTGACGGATCAGGTTTTCCGGTGCCTCAATGTTGTTCCCGCTCGTCTGATCTCCCAGAACGGCCATAAATTCCCGGTTTGGCGGGATGACCGCCCCCTGTGCAAGAGCCGGGACGCGCAAACTCGAAGATTGCGCGCTAACTCCTCCGCCGCCAAATCCAGAACCCGGTTTTGAGATCGCAGAAGTTTTCCCTCTCTTTGCGTAAAATCCGCCGCGCGTTGGGACGCTGTCTGTTGTGATGTCGCCCCAGTGAATGGCAAGGCCAAGCGTGATGCCGACGACACCGCCAACGATTCCACCAACAACACCGCCGATCGCTGCGCCGATCAAAGCTCCGATGATACCGAGCATTACAGTTTTCAAAATCGCCGCCGCTTTTGCCTTTGCCGAACCATCGATAGAATTGTCAAACTGAACAGCGGCGATTGAAATGCCAAGTCCAACCACGAGGCCAATCACGCCACCAACAAATCCACCGAAGATCGTACCGATAACGAATCCGAGAAGTGCAAGAACAGCTGTTGTAAACAAAATTTTGTCGTTGCTTGGATTGTCGAGCTTTCTAATCCAGTTGAGGGCTTTAATGCTGATTGCAGCTCCGACCACAAGTCCGATCACACCACCAGCGAAACCGCCGAAAATTGATCCGATAACGGCTCCTAGAATCGCAGTCATTACAGTCAAGAATGTGTCCTGACTATTCCATCCCTCAAATTTTCCGTCTATAAAATCAAGGGAAACAAGGCCGATGCTTAATCCGAGCAACAGGCCGAGCATTGCACCCTTCAGACCGCCGAACTTCGCACCGAGCACAGCACCCAGAATTGATGTCAGCGCAACAATTGCAAGACGTTTATATTTCTCCGGATTGCTTGTCTTATCCAGCAGCGTACACCCAATCAAGCCGATTGCAGCGCCAAGAAGCAGACCAATGACAGCTCCGTGCAGGCCTCCAAACATACCCCCAAGAACCGCGCCGAGAATACCAGAGAGTGCAATGATCCACGCATCTTTATTGTGCAGGATGTTTCCTCTGTCCCAATCGAATTTGAGGTTTTTGATTTTGATCTGCAAGTCAGCAGCAAGATTTTTTAACCAGTTCGGAAGATTTTTCAGGAAAGACGTTTCATCAAAATCGAAACTAGCGTCCGTAGAGCCTCCACCGCCTCCACCAGAAGATGTCTCCTGAACAAGCTGATTGATCTCGTCAAATGCCGCAAGCTGCTTCTTTGCTTCATTTGCCGCAGCGCCGACGCCACCGAGTGCCTTTGTCTCCTTGTTGAGATTTTTCGCCGCTTCTTTGGACTGCGAAATGGTCTTTCCGAAAATCCATGAAACAAGCGTCGCCAGAGCCATCACGACCTTTGTCACGATATTTACAAGGGCAGTAAAGGCCGGAATAATGACTTCGACGATTGGCTGCGCAAGGGTTAGAAGAGCGCCTTTGAGCTGTGCGATAGATGCTGCCGCCTCGCTATTGCTCTGGATGACATTCCCGAGCCACGTTCTAAATGAGCGGAACGCAGAAGTCAGAACAGAAAATAGAAATACCCGTCTAAATAGGTTCTTGATTCGATTCCCGATTTTCTCCACGCTTGCCCCAACTCGTTCAACAGAATCCTGCATCTTACCGCTTTTCCCATTGGCCTTATCGATCTGCTCTGAAATCTCGCTATAATGCTCCTTTTCATCGGCAAGTCTTGCCGTGGCATTTTTGATTTTCTGATCATAGCTGTCTACACGGCTGTTTATTTTATTCCATTCAGACTGCAAGCCGCTCACAAGCGTTTTCTGGTCTGCGATTGTTTCTTTGCTATAAACACCCTTCGCAGCACTCTGCATCTCATAGAGCTTTTGTTTTGCGGCGTCGAGCTGTGCGCCCATCTCCTTTGCCTGTTCTGCCAGCGCATTTCTGCCGCTGCCCATCTCAGAAATACTCTTTTCAAGGGAATTGATCTTCTTTAAGGTGCTTTGGAGTTCCTTTTCGAGCTGCTTATTGTCAAGTGCCGTGCTGAATGTGATTGTTCCGTCTGTCATGTGTTCACCTTCTCTCTGCTATTACCCTGCGCCCCACTGTTTCAGGAAATCTTTCTCAGCATCGGAATAAACCTTCCTGAAATCAACCAGTTCTTGGTTTTTGCGGTACCATTCCGCATCCTCTTTATCGAGTTTCTTTCCCCGCGCCTTTTTATCGCGGATTCTGACGATTTGAGCGAAAGTACACTCAGAGCCGATTTCGTTATAGGCAGAAATAAACGTCCACCAATGCAGTCCCCCGGTGTTGTGTTCTGCGTCGTATGGAATCCCGCGAATATCCGTTCCGAGAACGCGGTTCACTGCGGATGTGATGTAAGGAAAATCCTGCTCCCAGTCAACCAGTTTCGGCTTTTTCTGCTTGTCTAACGGCTCGCCACATCGAATAAACCAGAAGCAGCGTTCAATAAGATCCTCGATTGCTGGATATTTTCCCTGAAGGTCTGGATAGAACATTTCGACAATGCATACCTTTTTTTCATAATCGCTGAGTTCACGGTCATCCAAGACAGAGCAAATATCGAAAATCACGCGGAAATCCGTTCTGATTTCGTATGAAGTGCCGTCAATCTCAACGGATGTCGGTAGCGTATAGTTCATCGGTTATATTTCTGATACTTGCCCATGTATTTTTGCAGACGCGGGTTTGTCGTAGCATACTCTTTCTCGGACGCATTATCGACCGTTTCAATTACGCTCAGAATGAAGTTGCACCAGATCGGGCAACCACCCGCAAACGCATAAACGTTGCAGTCTCCGAATACGTCCTTGCAGAAATTCTCACCGAAGATCTGATCAATCGTTTCGCGCATCTCCGCATCGCGTTTTCTTGCGATTTGGAAAAGCTCTGCGCCCTTCGCCGCGCTGGCCTCGCGCTCATACTCCGACTGTTTCTTATCCAGTGTGTCAAACGCATTAAATAGCTTTTCGACAAATGCACTGTCGGTCGGATTGAACGTGATCTCCCGAACGCCGTTTACGCAGTATGTCTTTAAGCCATTGTCAAAATTCAGGTTTTCCATAGTTTCCTCCAAGTAAAATAGGGGGCATTGCGCCCCCCTTTATTAAGTGTCTGCTGTGAACGTGACTACGCCAGCGGCAACAGTCGCCGTGCCGGTGGCGCGCGTACCGCCGTAGGTAACGTCGATTGGCATGCCAATCGTGGAGCTGCCGCCAAGACCGGACGGCTTCACCATGCAGCTCGAATAACGCTCCGCAAATACATTGCCGGACGTGCCAGCGTATGTATGCACGATGAGCATATCGAGGTTACACAGCTTCGCCGCGTTCTGCTCCTTGATCGCAAGGTTCCAGATTTTGAGCTGCGCCGCGTCACCCGCGTCCAGTTCGCACGGATCAAAAGTCTGCGTCATGATCGGCGTTTTCATCGTCGAATAGGTGTTGCCAAGAATGTCATTCTTGGATTCATCCTGCCAGTCGTATTCAACGGAGCTGTCCTCGACGCGCTTGCCAATCGCAGACCATACCGGAGTGCTGGCTTCGCCGGTGTTCAGGTACGCGATCATCATTTTTCTCTCAATAGTCGCGCCGGAATCAGTCAGAAAAGTCATGTCTGCCATTCGTTTTTCACCTCATATTCTTTTATAAATTGCACGGAGATCTGCACCATATAGGTTGCAGTCCCTTCCTCGTCTGCCGCGTAGAGCATCCCGTTCTGCGCGGTGATTTTTTCCTTACACGGAACGTCGCCAAATACCGGCGCTTTCCGTATCACAGATTGTTCCTGTACCCACTCTTGGAGCGCGGACACCCAATCTGCGTTGATCTTTGCGGATGCTTCTTCGCCTGGTGCTTTTTCAAACACATAGTACAGTCCGAAGTTGTATTGATTCGTGACCGTCACGCTTCCCATAATGTCAGACGCCCTGCTGACCTCCACAAGACCATTTGGGAAGATACCGCCATTGGATGGTACCTTATCCGTATAGTCGATCTGAAAGTCCGTCAGGGCGTCATATCGCGGGAACGTAGCGAGCCAGTTTTTCATTTTATCCAGTGCCGTCAATGTAGTTCTGCACCTCCTGAATCATCTGGCTTTTCTCTTTGGCGAGAAGCGCCCTATCCCAAAATGGGCCAGCGTCCGGGTTCTTCGTCTTGTCGTACTCCAAATCCCGATCCGTAACACGAAGAACTGTTCCTTTCTTGTACCGATACCCAACATTGGGGATGTAGGCTGGGCCTTTTCCAGTAACGGAATTGACCATCACTTTCCCGTAATACTGATACCGGGCATAAGGGGCATTGACTTCGATCTCGGTCGGAGATTTCACGAACTTTAGCTTCGTAGCGAGCGCGCCGGACTGAAACGGCATATAGCGGGTCATGCGGCGACTGATCATGTTGGTCACATAGAGCTGCACCCGGCCATTGCTATCCAATCCGTGATTCTTCAAAATCTGTTGGATCGGCTGCATCTCGACCTTTACCCGTGTGCTCATCCGCCTGCCTCCACATGAACCATTTGGCCGTTCCAGTATTTCGGGTCAACGTACTTCACCACGACAAGGCCAGGAACCTTTGTCGGGATCAGAGACGCCCATCTCGTGACTTCCTCGCCCACGCCGAGCAGAACCTTGTCTTCCGGAAACACGCACTGCTCCGAACATGGAATGACCAGCAGGAAAGAATTTGTTTCTTTGCTGCCGGTCTTATCCACATTTTCAGTTTTCTTGAAGTCCAGAAACGCCCTGTCATACACAGTCCGCGTGACTGCGTCCCCACGCTTGTGATAGACCGTGACGGTCTGGTTGCACAGGCGGTAGTCAACCGGATTACGCTTTGATACTCTCAGCATGACACACCTCGGTAAATGTCCAGATACCGCGACGCTGCCTTGTATAGCTGCCGATCCTGCCCCTTTTCGGACAGGTCAACACCGAGAGAGGTCGGAGATCCATAGCTCACAGACACACTCCCGATACTGGCAGAGGAAACCGCGCTGCCGTCTCCGGACAGCATTGTTTCGATTGCAGATAGCGCATCGACCATCGCGCATATTGCCATATCCCGTGCCCCTTCTTCTGGCTCCGTCACGGTGTAGATCCGTTCATACCGGCAAAGCTGCTCGTCAGCGCGAGCAGCCAGCCGGGGGAACGATTCTTCGTCAACGACGTCGCCCATGTATTCGGACAGGTAAAATGCGTAGTTCGGCATGGGCGTCACCTCCGTTATCAGCCGCCAGTCTTAGGCTTCATGACGATGCCGTTCAGAGACGCCGCTTTCAGCGTGTTCTTCAGAACAGCACCGGCCACAAGCTCCACTTCGCCGGTTTTCACCGCGCCCGGAGCGTTCATGTCCGGCATATACGAATTGATGATTCCGGTTCCGGTCGGGGAAATACCGTGGAATCCATCGAGCGCAAGGGACACAGCGTAGATGCTGGTCGTCCCTGCTGCGGACGCGGTCGGCGCAGACGTGCCGACAACGTCAACGGATGCGGTGCCGTTGTAATACTTGCCGAGGTCGACAAGCGGAGTGCCGCCGAACATTTCGACCACGCGGCCAAAATCATCCTTCGTGCGCTCATAGTAGCCTGCTCGACGTGCTGCCGCGCGAACCTTGAGCAGCATATCGCCGTTCATCAGCAGCATGGAAACATCGCCGTCAATGGCGTGAACAAGCGCGTCAAGCTGGTCAATAAAGGCGTTGCTGTTGCTGTCCAGCTTCGAGGAATCAGACAGGTCAATGTCGGTGGTAAACTCATTGCTGGTGCCATTCAGCAGCTTCCGGAGGCCGTCAAACGTACCGGTCACAAAGCCGGTTCCGCTGGATGCGGACGTGCCATTGATGACGAGGTTGTGGAAATAGTTCGCCGTCGCCTTGATCTTCTGCTGTGCCTGGAACGCCATTTCGTCAACAGCGCCAGAGGTGTTCTGAAGAACACGGTCGACCTGGAACGAACCGCCCATGATAACGGCCTTCGCGGTCTTTTCCTCGCGTTTCGCTTCACCTGCGGTGTACTCGGTGTTGATCGCGCGGACGGCGGCAGTGGACGGGGTCTTGAGCTGAATGTAACCATAGGTCAGCGTGGAACCACCGGTGCCCGGAGAAATGGCATTGTCAAACGTCATTCTGTCGAGCAGGAGAGACGATCTGCGGAATTCGTCAATGATCTGCTGATCTACCTTGTCGGCCATGCCGACCTTTGCTTCTGCGAGAGTAATAGGCATAATTTAATCCCTTTCTTTCATTTCGTATTTGCGTAACGCGCCTGCATCGCGCTTCGCAAGTCATGTGGTTCCCCAGCAGGCGGGTTTTTCCCAGCTCCGTTACTATACGGAGGGGGCGTCTGTGTCTCAAAGAGGTAGCTGTTGTCCTTCTTCAAGGCTTCCAGCGCCGCTTTGATGTCCGCTTCCTGATTTTTGCTCGATCTCAATGCTTCGACGTCGAGCAGCGCGGAAATGGCTTTTGCATTCCGGCCCTTTGCGGCCGTGATCGCGTCCTTGACGCGGCCATCAAAGGCCATATTGTCAAGTTTCGCTTGCCACTCCTTATCTTTGTCCGAGAGCTGGCCTTTCAGTGTGTCGATCTTCCCCTGAAGGTCTTTCACATCCACACCGTCAAAGGCTTTTAGGCCATCCTCTGCGGTTTTCAGTCGCTCCTTGATCGCTTCATAGTCCGCAAACGGCTTTTTGGCAGCTTCGATGTCTTTGCCGTTCTCGTCCATGATCGCATCAATGATCTCCTTCGGAAGCGCCTGATCGCCAACCTTGAGATTCTGCAAAAATTCACGTTTCATTGTGTGTTCCTCTCTCCGCTACGCTTTTCTAACGGGGGTCGCATCCCCTCGCGGTCGTTCGTTTTACGACATCCCGGTCAAAATTGTATGAAAAAAGCACGGCTTCCCGTGCTTCAATCACTTTATTGATTTTCGGTAGATTTCCGCTCGCGCGTCCTGTGTCCGAAGTCCTGCGGCCTTAGAGAACCTCCGGTATTCCTGATTGAGAACTTGCAGTTTGATTTGATCCTGCTGCTTTTTCTCCTGATCTCCGGTTGCTTCATCCGCAAGGATTTGCCGCTTCTGGCGGCGCATGGAGGCTTCTAAGCGGCGCTGCCGCTGGGTGGCCTCATACATGGTGTAGTGCTTTCCGGCGTAGTCAATGCCTCGCTCGTTGTCCAGGCGATACTTTTCAAGTTTTTCCTTCGTGTATTGCGGAGGCGTGACGCCGAGGATAATAGGAAATGCAGCGTGGCCGCAGTTCAGCGTGCCAATGCGGCGGACAAGACTGTTATTGATCGTTTCATATTCCTCGTCGCTATATTGTTTGCCCTGAATCGGCTCGTGGTCTGGCGCGCTGGCCGCATGGGCACTGATCTCCCAGCCATTGGCCCCGAGGTCGTCATGTATCTGACTGGAAATCTGCTCCTGCATCAGGCCAAGACCACCCATCACAGAACGCCGCACAGCCGCTTCAAGGCTTGTGTGGATGCCTGACTGATAATCAATCGTCCGGATACCTTTCTCTGCGAGGTTCTTCACCGCAAGCCTGACGGCGGTGTTATAATCCGCTGCGCCGGTTGCAACCTGAGAAAACGCGAAATCCATGCTGTTTCTATATGCCTGTTGCAACGGGAGTGCCCTCCCGTACGGGTCAACCATGCCGATTGTTTGCGTGATATTCGTGAAGTCATCCTGTGCCAGCTTCACCGCCGCAGACACGATCTCCTGCAACACATGATTCTCTGCAAATGGTATCGCATCCGCAGTTGGGAGTGCTTTAAGATCAAACCGATAACCAACCTCCGCGCTCTGTGTCAGGAGCTTTTTGATCTCGTCATTTGAGACACCAAGCAGCTTTTTCAGGCGCTTTTTGATCTCGACCTGACTAAGTCCCATCTGCTGCGCTGCCCATATCTGATATTGTGCGGTGGATGTGAACTGCCCGGCCTTTGCAATCCGCTCTGCGATGTCTCGAATGAGATAATCATTGATCGGGTCTGTCAGCTGTCCGGCATAGTCCCGAAGCGATGCGATCTGTTCAGCGGTAAGCATTATTCTTCGACCTCTTCAACCTCCGGCATGTACTCTTTGCGGATCTTCGCCCGATCCGCCTCAGTGTCACACGGGAGGTTGTAGTACCAGCCGAGATAACGTTCCGGGGCCAGCAAGCCAGCCTGAACCTGAGACATCATCTCGGAGTTGGTCTTGTCCTCGTCGTAGAGAATACCATTTCCATACGAAATCGAAATATCGTCCGGCTCAATCGTAGCTCCGCTATAAAGGCCATACATCTTTCCGATGATGCAGCAGATGCGCAGCGTCTCATTTACCGCAGCCGTCCACATCTCCTGTAAATCCTTAATCGTCAGGTTGTAGTCACCAGCGCTGGATGTGATCTCAGTTGCAGTTCTCTCTGCGGCCTCGACCTCAGAGAGGATGCCGCGCTTCATGCCGATGATGTTCTCGATGTTTCTGAGATATTCTGTCTTTCTCGCAAGGAATGACTGTTCCCGGAACTCCGGGGAGAAAATCGTGATACCAACGCTGTCCGGATCATCATCCAGCGCGGTAAACACCTTATCATCAAAAGCTCTATTGCCGTTACGGTCGCGCTTCATCATGTCGGCAGACACAATAATTCGAGATTGCCCGCGTTCAAACTCGCCGTTGATCTGCGCCTCGTTGATGTTGATAAGATGGATCAGCCCAGCAGCCGGAGCATACACCGACGCTCCATCAGGAGAGCCATCCACGCAATTCACAAGCGGGATTCTCACATGAACCAAGCCAGTGGAATAAACCGGCTCCTGATACACGATTTCCGGCATAAGCTGTTCATACTTTGGCAGCTCCGATAGCGGGACTTCAACACCGAGCGTCACATTGTCGGACGCCTTAAACAGTTTGTTTTCGATTTTCAGATATCCGTTGTGGTCAACAGAGCGGCGTTCCAAAAGCGTGTAGGTGTATCTCCCGACAACCGTCTTTTCCGCTGTCCCAACGTCCGTGATATTGTCCATTTCATCCCGGCCAAGCACAACATAATTTCGCCGGTCGATGGTTCGGAACGCAAACATGCCGTTTACAATGACCGGTTTGATAAAGCACTCGCCGCCAACCATCGCTTTCTGTACGGCCTGTTTCCGTTCCCGGTTCAGCGCAGAAAGGAGCGTTTCCGCAAACTCATCGGAAGCGTCCGTCTCATATTCGGAGAACATAGTCTTTGACAACTTCGATACGATGGTGACGGGGAGCCGCTGGCTAGGGTCTTCGCCTTCTACCGGCACACTCTGATAATACAGATTGAACCAGTCATTGATTGCGCCCCTCATGGCATTGGTTGTTGTATCCTCTACACCGAACGCCTGTGCGAAGTTATATACGCGATTATCAAAAAGCGCAGCCGCAATGCTCATCTATCCGTCACCTCATTCCGAATCGTGATTTTCTGGTATCGCAAGGCTGATTCCATGCCGTCAATGTAAGCGTTAAGCCGGTCATTCTTCGCCTGAAGCTCTGCGATCTTATTTGCAAGCCGCTTGTTTTCTTCAAGCATCTCGTTCCGGCAATATGTAGGAAGGAACTTTTCAATCAGCCATCTCTTGAACTTCTTCATCTTCTCTCCTGTCGAGCTTGTAATATCTCCGCAATACTGTATTGCACATGTAGCGTGTATCATCCATGCAGTTATGGACGATCACGCCGCCGTTTACCGAAAAATTGTGGTGCTCATCGACTTCCATGTTATACACAGACTCCCGCCCGATTTTTTTGACGCTTGCAACTCCGACGTAATCTAAGCGAACATTCTGATGAGCAGCACCGTTTTGATGAATATTTGTTTGCAATAAATTCGCCTCCGCAGACAACGCAAATGCGTTTTTCGTCATCAACACCGCTTTGGAATCTCGCTCTTGTTTTACAAGCATTTGTGCAAAACTTGTGCTGTCCAAATGGCTTCCCGGTAAAGTGCTTTCCGCAGCACTCACATACAAACTCTTTATCCCGTGCATTTTCAACGGTATGTTTTGCGTGTGCAGAGTGCCATAAGCGCCCTTTCTCGCTCCCGTGCCATTCAACAGCTTTTGGAACCGCATTTTCTATCAGGTTCTTACACACCGCCTCATAGTTTTCTACCGCGCGTTTCTTCGAATGTAGCTGCGTGTGGGCCGTTCCCATAACGAGATTTAGGTTCTCAATTTCGTTGTGGTCTTTATCCTCATCCACATGATGGATATGATAACCGGCTGGGATTTCACCGTTGTAATATCTCCACACATAGCAGTGCAGACGTTCACGCCGTTTCCCATCAGTTTTCCGTGTTGCCAGATAATATCCGGTTTTCAAGTCTTTTCGAAACTTATATCCGTCGAAAAACGCAACTCTCTTATCCGCTGAATACTCTACTTTCATTTTCATTACCTCCAATGCAGGCGATTTCATCGTCGCCGCGCAGGTCTTTGACTGCAACCCACCCTCGTTTAGTCAAGATTGGGTGTTCCGCAGTCGCTTTTACGGTTTTCCCATTATTCAATTTGATTTCATAAACATCCGCGCATTTCTGCGTCATGCGAACATCGTGGAATGTACTAACTTTTACGCTGTCGCCGTCCGTACAATAAACCTCGCCGGTTTTCCCGACGAGGTCTTTGATATAGAATTGTCCGTTAACAGTGTCAACAAGCGTATCACCAGTCAAGCAATGGTCATTCTCTTTTATGACCTGGTCGCTGTTTTTCTCATCGTCCCAGCGATACAGGCCAAATTCCCGAATTGCGTCTTTGCAGCTCCGATGTACTTTCAGTTTCCCATTCTTCAGAAGCCGCCCAGTGACACGAATACCGTCAAGTACGTCGTTATTCGCCTTTCGTACAGAAAAGCCGGAGCGGCGGCGCAGTGCCGTAATAAAAGATGCTGCGGACGGGTCAACGACTATCGCCCGGATATATCGATCTCCGGCCAGCTTTTCAACCTCATCGCAGTATTCCTCGTCGGTCTTTTGCTCCTTCATGTCGCGTCCGCTGTAATAATATTCCGCAATGCGAACCGCTTTATCTTCATTCACGCACCACAGGCCAGCAGAAAACGGGTTGAGCGTTCCATAGTCAATGCTGATGTAATACTCGCCGCTTTCCGGAATCACATCTGTGATATTCTCTTCGCCAAACTGATAGACAAGGCCCTCCGCGATACACCGCTCACCGAGGATGTCCCGGCGATACCAAATACTTCCCGCGTCATACTGCGCTTCGATCTCCGCCAACCGCTGCGGCGTGATCGTCGCATTGTCCCGGATGGTGAAATGCTGGTAGTTGTACCGCACGCCCATGCTCTCCGGGAATTTGTCGATGTAGTGCTCATATATCCAATGGCCGGGTGCCGATGGGTTCAAATCCCAAAACACCCGCCGAACCCGTGCCGCGAGCTGCCGGTTGAACGCTTCCTTGATTGTATCCTCATGGTGAAGGTTGATCTCGGTTGCTATCCACATCCCATAGGAGTTGCCGCGAATTTTCTTGAAGCTGTCCGCTTTCGCGCCGCCCGCGAATATCACGACGTAATCCCGCTTATGTGAGCGGATAACCAGTGCTTCATTTCCCTTATACTTCGTCCACCGGCAGCGGCCACGGAAAAGATACTCCAATCCGTAGCCGTTCGCGTCCCCGATATTCAGTTTCGCGTTTGCCGCTGTGGAGCCTGTCGCAAGGTGGATGCGGTCAGGCGTCCCTTTCTCGATCAAATAGGCAAATGCCGCAATGTTGTCGATGGTCTTACCGGCACGGACAGCGCCCTCCGCTACGGAAATCGTCGCCCGCGTCGCCGCCGCGATATATGCCTTATGCTTCTCGCCGAACTTCGGTTGAAGGGTCTGCGTAATCATTCTATACCAGCTTCCGCCAGATACGCGGAAGTGTCCTCCATGTCAACCGATTCCTCCGGGTTGTCCTTCTGGCCGAGATACTGCTTCCCGAGCCAGATTGCCATGTTTGCATTTTTCTCCGCCAATCTCCACTGGCTTCTTCTGAGCGATATTTTCCCGGCTCCGCGCTTTTGTTTAAAAACTTCCGAAAAACTCCTCTTATAGGTTCGTTTGCACCATGCTTCCAATGTGTCCGAGCACACATCAAACCAGCCGCAGATTTCCTCAAGCGTGCATTGCAGGCCGCATAGATTCTCGAACTGCTTTTGATCTATCTCCTTTTTCGGCCTTGCCATATACGCCCTCCTTCCTTCGCTGGCGTTTGATGAATTTCTCCATGTCCCGCTTTAAGTACGGGCTGTTTGTCTTATCAATGATCGCCTGCGCTTCTTCAATCGTCATGGAGCAATACCGCCTTTTCTCCTGTGAATTTCTCCCACCGATCAATAATGACATCGGCATACTTCGGGTCAAACTCCATGCAATATGCGTGTCTCCCGTTCTGCTCTGCTGCCATGATCGTTGTGCCAGAACCAGCAAACAGGTCAAGAACATTCTCGCCCGGTTTGCTCGAGCACTGCATCTGATAGTCAAACAGCTTAATCGGTTTCATCGTTGGATGCTCTGCCGATCTCACCGGCTTATCAAAATTGAGAACAGTGGTCTGCCTGCGGTTTTTGAAGAAGTAATGCTTATGGCCTTCCGTCCATCCATACAAGCACGGCTCGTGCTCGTCATCTTCAATCTCGCTCTCGCCATAGAGACAAGGTTCATGCTTCCATTGGTAATCCTGCCGCCCCATGACCATGCTGTTTTTTACCCAAATCAAGCACTGCCTTACTCGGAGCATTGCGTCTCTGCACGCCCCACGGAAATTATACCCCTCGGAATCAGCGTGCCAGATGTAGAACGGAGCACCCGGCTTCATTACCATTGCCGCATTTGAGAATGCGTCTGTGAGGAACCGTCTAAAAGCTGAATCCTCCATGTTATCGTTTATGATCTTGCCAGCGGTTCCCTTGTAGTCCACATTGTAGGGAGGGTCAGTGAGCAGCAAGTCCATCTGCACCCCCCCTACGAGCTTTTGTACGTCCGTCAAGGACGTACTATCTCCGCACATCAAGCGATGGTTCCCGAGTTGGTACACATCACCAATCTTGCTTTTTGGCTCCGCAGGAAGAACAGGATCATAATCATCCTCCACAACAGAGTGGTTTAGCTCGTCGCGAAGTCCCCAGTCAAAGTCAAAAGCCGACAGGTCAAGTCCAGACAGCTCCCCGGCCAGCAGGTCAAAATCCCAATCGCTTTCGTTGCTCTTGTTGTCCACCAACCGGAGGGCGTTAACTTGTTCCGGCGTCAAATCGTCCATACTGACGCACGGCACCTCGTCCATCCCGAGCTTCTTTGCAGCCAGCGCGCGGCAGTGACCGATGATAATCACATCGTCGCGGTCTACCACGATCGGCTGCACAAAGCCATACTGCCGTATGCTCTCTGCCACATTAGCGATTTGCTTTTTGTCGTGCTTTTTCGCGTTCCCCGGATATGGGGTGAGTTCAGATAATTTCCTGTTTTGTACGTTCATTTTTAACACCATTCTTTTTCAGCTCTACATCGTTACCAAGTCTGCCGCATATATCACACGGCTCCTTAAATCTGTTCTTTGTCCGTATAACAGAATAGCCAGCAGATATATAATCCTGCTGGCATCTATAACACAGTGTCCGAATATCTCTCATATCAAAGGTTGAGAGCTACGGAGTGCGGTTTCCGTAGCTCTCATGATGGAGGAATGAATCATCTGTTTGTTTTGGCATTATAATCATAAACCATATCTGATAGGACATTCAAGGGCATACTAGGACACGTTTTCTTAAATCAACAGATTTTCATCCACTTTCCGAAGCGCAATACCATGCAGCCGCGTGACCTGCCTATACGAATAATTCAGGCTGTCTGCAATTTGTTGAAAATTCCATCCACGAATGTAACGGCGGCGTAGGATTCTTTTGAGTTCAATTTCATCCACCGAAGCAACCGCCTGTTCGATGCTGTGCTTCAAACCCTCCATGCGCTCCAATCGCTCTGCACAACTATCTTTGATCTCAAGAATCTTTGCAACCACGCTGTTCAGTTTATCTGAGGAACCGCCCCCCGGCGTGCCGCTATAACTCGCCGTTACCTTTCCAGCGATTGTATACCATTCTTCAAGGTCATGCAGAAGATCTTCAATTTCATCGCAGATATAGAGATACTGGGAAAGATACTGCTTTTTCTCTTGACTTGTCACTTAATCGCCTCCGCTCTTCAAACATTCCTCGCATGGCAGCGGCCCGTTCTCATCCGAATCCAGAAACTGTTCATAGAGATCGCACCACCACGCGATGCAGAATTCACAGCTATTGCAGTTCTTCATCACTGTCACCATCCTCTATCCGTCGATGATTGCTGCAAAAGGTATCGCCTTGCAAAACGTGTACGGGTTCACCTCGTTATCCTGTGCACACAGAAAAGCCGCATTGCACGCTACATGCCACAGAGACGGCAGGCCAGATTCCTCATCAATGTGCATCGGATCATCCCAAATCGCCAGCACATGGCGCAGCAGCGCCTCATGCCACCGTTCTGGGGCAATGTGCTTCCAGTTGTCGGGGTCGGTGTACTTTCTGTCCCCGAAATCCCGTACTCTGGCCACCGCCTCAATGAGTTCCGGCGGCACACTGGAGAGCTTCAGCTTCCCATTGTCGTCTTTCGTTCCCTCGATCATTCCATAACCGCCTTTCTGACCGCATAGAGCTTGATTTCCAGCTCCGTGATTTTTTCCTTGATCACCTTGTGGCATTTCCGGCATTCGTACCGTCTCCGTTGCAGTATGCCGTTCTTTTTGTAAGGACGGACTTCCAGCGAGTAAAACTTTCCGCCACAGCTGCATATCATCTGTCCCACCAGTCCTTTATCAGGTCATTTCGCTCAAAGAACGGCTGGAAGTACCCGCCGCAGACCTTTTTGAGCACATAATCGATCCTCGCAATCGCTTCGTCGGATTCCGGCCTGCACTGCCATGCGACGCCGTACTCGGATTCCAGCTGCGTCAAGGTCTCCATCAGCTTCTTCGCCTTTTCGGGTGTGCGGATAAAGCCGCACTCATAGGCCGCCACCAGAAGAAGGTCACACGCCTTCTGCGTCCCAGCGTCCACACCGGCATCAAAGTACTGCTTGTTGCTGCTCCTGATCCGCTTTGCCAGCTTTTCCATGCTGTCCCTCCCTTTCGCACTCTTTCACCGCCCAGAACAGTTTGAGATACGCTTCGCGCTCATCGTCCGTATCTAGCGGCATGAGCTTCGGGGCCATAATCCTCCATGCCTCCATGTACGTCATGCCTGTCCCTCCTTGCACGGCTCCATTTCCGGGCACTCGTCCATAAACGCGCACGGCGGAGCCATCAGGCCACGGAATTCCGGGCAATGATCGAGCACAAGCGTCCGCATCCTCTTGACAATCTCCTGTGTTGCCGGGTCTGCCTTGCGGCACAGGCGCTTGCTGGCGACCGTCAACAGTTCTTCCGCGTTCATGTACCAGATCATATCCACTGGCGCGTCCTGCCGCGCTGCGTTCCTGTCATAGTCGCTCTGACGGTCGTTGCGCTGGCTTTTGATGAACGGGACGGAATGGACGTGCCGCGCAAGGTGTGTGCTGACGTAGTACGGCACGTTGTGAAGGTAAAACGCGAAGTTCAGCGTCCGAATTGGGCTGTGCTTCGCCCGGAGCATCTTGTGCTTCCATTCCATGTCCGGTGCTTTTCCCGAGTGCTTCCCAATCGTGACCAGCGCGCAGCTCTTGGCAAACATCCAATCTTCTTCCCCCGGCCACTTCAACAGTGTGATTTCAGTGTTCATCGTTGTCCTTTCTCTCCCCATAGGAGCAGAAATCCGTTTCTTTTCGCCCAAAGCCATCCTTTTTCACTGTATTATCCCCCTCAAATCGTGCCCAAGATTCCCGGCATCATCCCAATGCTTGATTTCCCGGTCGCGTGGTATCTTCCGATATTTTCATTTCCTCAATTTCTTGCTTAATTTTCTCCCATTCTTGAGCATACCACTTGTCACTCCGTACGCGCCGTTCTTCCGGCGTTTCCGCGAAAAGGTCTACATTCTCCGGAATATAAAGGAGTTTCTTCGCGAATTTCTCCGCCGCAGCCTCCGGCGTTTCCGCATCTGACCGAAGAAACGCTATCAGCAGCAGCGTATCGAAAACAAGGCCCCAGTCAGCGGCGCTTTCATTCACCTTCCATCCCTCGTTCCCCCCTAACAACTCGGTGTCATCAGCCGTTTCCGGTTCTCGCAAATCAGCTTCTCCGCTTCCCGCAGCGACACCGGCGAATAGTCCGCTTCACACCCGATCGCCGGTTCCACAAATCCGTCATTTGTTCCGTATGTTCCGGCGTGCTGCGCAAAGTCTCCCCCGTTTGGAAACCGAATCGCCCAGCCGTCGTGCAGCCGTTCCAGCCGGGCATCCATCCTGGCCTCCACGCAGTACAGGTACAGAACCAGAATCTCCCTATACTTCCTCTGAGTCTTCCCCCGCTTCGCCTGCCGCATCCGCGCCCCGCAGTTCGGGCAGTAAGAAAAGCTGTTTGCTCCGCAGTCATAGCCACATACAGAGCATTTCACCAGCATTGAACCCGCGATCCCGTTGTCACCCCACTTCCCATGCACCATCTTCGCAACGTCGGCAGCAGCCATATCCGCAAGCACCCGCTTTGCATCGGCAATCGTGGCGAATGGGTCAGTAGCTTCCAGTGCTATCAGCTTCGCAATTGCAATGCTTCTCAGGATATATTCGTCAGCCATCGTCATCATCTCCATACTGTTTGTCGTATTCCTCTGGCGAAATAAACGTAACGTCCTCGCCTGTATAGCCGAGCTGAACAAGACACATCATTTCGAGCAATACATTCTTATCAATGCTACGTTCCAGTTCTTCGCGTGGAATCTCTCCCTCGGAATCGAATTTCATTTCTGCCCCAAACTCGCCTCTGACGCTGAAACACACACGATTTTCAAACATTCTTCTTGCCCTCCTCGGTCGGTTTTAGCCATTCACGAATGCGCATCCCGCATGAGCAGCAAAGCTCGATTTCTCCCGTTGGATCGCGATAGGCGCCCCTTACGTTTACATACGTTGCCGAACTCGTGGGGTTTATCTCCGCCCCGCATCGGTCGCAGATTCTTTTTACCATCATTTTCCCTCCATTTCCTGCAAAGCCTTCTTGGCTTCCTCGCGGGTGAGAAATACGGTCTTACCAAAATCGGAAAACCTATAAAACCTTGGGGCCATTGGCGTGTATTGTACTGCAATGCACCATCCGTCAGTGTTCGTTTCGATCCATTTTGCCACCATCGGCAATATGGTCTTTTCCACGTGGAATCCGTACACAACATCGCCCACCTTGCACGGCAGAACCACCACGCGCCCGTCCTTGTCGGCCACGGCCAGTTCCCGCAGGCGGCTAGGTTCCACTCCCAGCGCCTGCGCTGCCAGATTTATCATCGCGTCCTCCGTAAACGGAGCCTTGATTTCCTCCGGCGTCAGGCCCGTGCCCTCATAGGCTTTCAACCGTTCCCATACCTGTTTCTGGCTGCAATCGGTATCGTACGGGCACTTCACTTCCTTGCACCGCGCAATATCGCAGAAGTTGCCCTCAAAGGTCAGACGTTTCATCGTCATTCCTCCATCCCCTGCAAAGCATTTTCCGCTTCCTCTTTGGAAAGAAACACGGTCTTTCCAATCGCTTCCACCGAAAATCTCCGTCGCCCCGTGATAAACATCACGCCCTCCCTGTCAATCCGTATGGCGTCCACCGTGACCGGGAGCGGCTTTTTGGGGCGCGTGTAGAACATCTGAGATAGCCAAACCGTATCGCCCGGCCGGATGCGCATCATCGGACTGTCCGCGTCCTCATAGCGCGCAAGAAGATCCGCCATCTGAACGATGTCAGGTAATGTTACGTCTGCCAGCTTATGCCCGTTGATCCGCACACAGTCGTTTTTCCAGCTCGTCATGCGCTCCATTATCCATCCTCCTTACGACTTCCGTGTCTATACTGCTCGATCCACTCATGCACATTTCCGAAGCAATTTCCTGTGCATACGATCTTGTACCATTCCGGGCAGTCATCACAAGTGAAATACGGGCTATAATCACCGCCCGCTTTCTTCTTTTCGATTCTTTCCGCGATTCCAAGATCCGGATACTGGTACGGGCTCAGCGGCGGAATCTCCGCGCTCCTGTCGTTTATCCCCCTGATTCTCGCAAGGACTGCCATTCCTTGCACCATTTTCCGTACATCCTTTTTGTCGATGGCCGCTCTCACCAGCTTGTCAAATAGCTCACGCTCCCGAGCCGATTGTCCATTCATGGTGCGTCCTCCTCATAGCGTCGATGTTATCGCAGGATGCGGCCCATCCGCCCTCCGTTCCAGCCACTCAATTTTCTCCCGCAGGTCGCGAATCTCCTTCTGGTCGCGCTCGATCTGGTCGGCGGCCTCCCGCATCAAGAGCTTGTACCACTCGTTTGTGGTCTGTACCGCACAGCAGCACGTTGTTGTACTCTCGCTGCTTTTCCGCAGCTCCTTGATCCCTTCTTCAGGATTTGCCCTCATGGCCTCCCTGATCAGTTCTTCCGGTTTCAAATTCATCATAGCAAATCCTCCCGAAATTCTTCTAGCACTTCCTGCCCCGGCAATACGCCGTTTTCCATCCACCAGTTGAAGATGTCCAATCCATTATCGCCCCATCGCATCCCGCCGTCCATCTTGCCCCGGCGTCGGCGTTCTTCCAGCATCCGATCAAACGCGCGGATATACGCCAGCTTGATCTTTGGGTATCTCTCAAATTCTATCTTCCGGTGCTTTCCAGCCATCGGGCAACCTATGCACCCAACGCGGCAAAAGCCGCAGCGATAAAGCGGATTCATGGGGATATGTTCCATCGCAACGTAATCCCACACATCTGCCGTAGTCCATCCGACGATCGGGTTCACCGTCCGTTGTCCCTTGAGCTGGCACGTTTCAAATTGCATCCGGGCTTCGCCGTTGTCATCCATCAGGATCAGTCGCTTGTTTTTATCGCTGTGGGATACCTCGATCCAGCCACGACTGTTTTTACGCTTTACTGATTCGGCCCACCTTACGCCTGTTGCAATAAATCGCCCTTTTCCGCCGCCCTCCTTTAGTTCTGCGCAGCAGTATCGCACGAGCCTTGTCGGCGGCACCATTTTCTTCGGGATTAAATTCCACATGGTAACGCGCCTCCCGTCCGGTTGGACGTGGCAGTCGACCTTCGTCGGGATGCCCTTTTCTTCCAACAACCGAAAGGTCTTTCGCACATGATAGACCGTTTCCGGCGCATCTGCCGTGGTCAAGGAATGCAAAACCTCGAACGGAATACCGCTGTTTTCCGCCAGCCGGAGCAGCACGTCGCTGTCTTTTCCGCCGGAGTATGTAATTACCAGCGGCTGCTTGTAGAGCTTCAAGCTCTGCGCCGACGCAAACCGCAGCGCCTCAAACGCGCTCTGTTCCAAGTCCATTACAGTAGCCCCGCTTTCCGTAGTCTCTCCACGCTCTTACACCGCTTCTTCGCGTCCGCAGTGTAGGCGTCGCGGCTCCGTTCCACTTCTCTTGCCCGATATTCCGCCTGTTTTGCTTCCTCATAGGCCAGATAAGGTGCGCACCTTGCATGACATTCCGCTGTCCGTCTCGGACAGTCCCTCTCACACGGCGGCTTCATGGCAATTCCTCCACATATCCCCAGCTTTGAAATGGCCGCGTGATCGCCACAGGTTCCATGCCGAACTTCGTCTTGCGCAGCCCTGTGAACTCTCCCAGCTCCTTCGGCTCATCGTAGATCTTCAGGTTGGAAATGTGCCAGCCGTATAGCGTTTGGCCGTTTCCATAGTTCCAAAGCGCACCATATTCAAGGCACGTCTGAAAGACATAATCGTCGTCGATGTCGTAAATACCGTATGGTTCGTTTGCAGGAAGGATCGTGTCGATTCGGTCACATGCAAATTCACCGATGACCTTCTGACGCTTGCCCCACATATCGCAAACTGATCCTTCGTCCGTTTTGATGAAAACCGGCTTGCCGTGATAAATCTCGCCGTAATTCTCGTCGCCATCTTTCAGGATACCGATGAGCCGTTCTTCTGCCTTTGTGCAGTAGATGTAGCACTTGAAAGGCGTTTCCATCTTCGGCCGCGTCTTGCGAACCTCTATGATCTTTTCGCCTAACACGATCTTCTCGCACCATTTTGGACGGATGCTGATAAGTACCGCTTTACTCATCCGAGATCACCACCCTCATGTAATTTTCGTCGTGGAAAAAGCTATGTTTCTCTCGGTAATGCCGCCGGTCATCGTTCCGGAGCAGCCAGCCTTTGAGCGCATCCACGACCATTTTCTCGATCGCCGCATGGTTGTCGATGTCCATGCGGGTATTGTGCCAGAAGGAGATGGACACAGGCTTTTCAAACAGCCGAACCGGAACACTTTGTTGCCTCAGGCACAGCCGCACAAGCGCCTCAAGGTCTCTGGCGTCCGCCGCCCGGACGTGGTGGTTCTTTCCCGCCCAGTAGGCGTTCAGCCCGTAACGCTTCGTCCATGCGCTCTTGCGGGCAGGATATGGCACAGTGAACTCAATCTTCATATTCTAGCTCCTTCGGCGCCCACAGGTGGCAGTTGTAACGCAATACATCGCCCTTTTTCGGCTTCACTCGGCACTTCTTGCCGCAGTTGTCACAGTTCGTTTCTGTGATGCGGTCAAGCATCTTAATGTCCATATCAAGTTCTTCCTCTCTCCACTCACAACGGCTCTTCCACGTTTCCGTGCACGCCAGTGCCGCGTCGCGCTCCTTCTTGACCTCATCCAGCACATGGTTTAGCCGGAGGATTTCGCGGGTCTGTTCGTCGGCATGGATTTGAAGCTCATAGAGCTTCGATGGGTTTTCACAGTGCTTACAGGCGATTGCCCGCGCCAGTTTTTTGAGCATTTTCCGTTCCTTTCCCGCTGCATCTGCGCAGCGTTCCGCGCGGCTAAATAGCCGCAGTTCGTCATTTTCATTCCTTGATCCTGATCGGAAGCACCATTTTGATGTCATCCGTGTTCGTTCGGATAATTACGGGCGTTGTCGGCGTCCAAAACTCCAATACGATTGGATTCTTGAACGTCTGACCGGCGCTGACCTTTGCGGCCTGAAGCGCATTTAACAGGTAATTCCCGTTGAACCCGATCCTGAACGTCGGTTTGTCCTTCGGGATTGCTTTCTGCCACTCAAATCTCTGTGAGACATCCGGCTGTTCGAAACCGAAAAGCGCCCCAGCGCAGCGGATCTGCACTTCATTTTCGACCTTCTCAATCGTCGCGTACTGCTTCTTCGGCAAGCGGAACCCACCGCGAATGTATACCGTGAAGTTCTCATCACAGGAACCGATCACGGAGTGTTCTACACTCAGACGGTAGCCATCACAAGCATTTGCCGTCACCTTCAACGTCGTGGCATCAAAGTCAAGCCGAACATAGCCATACCGCGTGCGTTCTCCGCTTCTGCAAAACTGCTTCGTCGCATCCATGATGCGGTTGAAATCATTTCCGAGAATTGTAGCTTTCATGTTTCTTCGTCCTCCTCCATCATCCGTGCAATGGCCTGCCGTTCCAAGTCGGTGAGCTTATCTCCGTGCCTTTGAACGCCATAGCCCGGTTTTGCGTGATATTTACTCTCCGGCGCTGCAAGCTCGTCCTCCCAGCGTCCCTGATTCAGCCATGTGGCCGGATTCGGGATAAAGCGCCCATTCTCCCTCGTCCATTGCTCGCTGCGTGTTTGCTGGTCTATGGCCGACAGGAGCGTTTCGATCGGCACTTTGACCTTCGCAAACGCCTTTCTCGCGTCCACTTTTCCAATTTTCCGAGGGTATGCTTTCCAAAATACATCGAACTTATCGTCCTTACGTTCCTTCTCAGAAATAGAAACACTTTCTTTTCTATTTCCATTTCCATTTCCTAAAGGTAATACCGTGGTATTACCGTCAGTGTTACCATCCGGTATACCAGAAAGGACATTTTCTTTATTCCACCGTTTGGCAATGTTCTCTCGCTGACGCTGACAATGCGCGTCCCGTTTTTCGATCTCCTGCTCCATACGGTGATTGTAGTATTTCCCTTCCTCGTCCTGCCGGAACTTGCTCATAACCTCGTCAGACGGCTTTTTGACCGCCCGTGTGATCTCCTGCATCGTCATGTGCCCCCGTTCCCTTTGGAGACACAGGAGCGTGATATACTGCCCACGCTCCCGCATATCCATCAGGGCACAGCCGGAGAGGAAATCCGACGTGTAGAACAGGACAGCAGGGTCTTTGTTCTTTGCCATACCTCATCACCACGGCAAGGTGGTATCGATGTCCTCGATCTCACTGAAACCGCCTTGCGGGTCGTATTGCGGTTCACCCTGCGTCGTCTTGTCTCTCTTGGCCTCACCAAAGTAGACGTGATCGGCAAGGATCTCCGCCGAGCGGCGCTTGTTGCCCTCCTTGTCCTCCCAGTTGCGGATTTGAAGTCTGCCAGTCACAACGGCCATCTGGCCTTTTGAGAAGTATTTATCGACGAACTCCGCTGTGTATCGCCACGCGACAATATCGATGAAGTCAGTCTCTCTCGTCTCGCCCTGCGCCGCGAAGTCGCGCTCACAGGCCAGCGCGAAGGAAGCAACCGCAACACCGCTGCTTGTCCGTCTGAGTTCCGGATCGCGCGTGAGTCGTCCCATGATCACGATGTTATTCAGCAATCCTCAACACCTTCTTTCACAATAAACAACCGGTTCTTCCGCCTTGTGACATAAGCAGCAGCGCCAACACGTTTAATTGCCTTTCTGTATGCCGTATCTGCCGACATGATATTACAAAATCCAGATAAATCGGCTTCAACCACAAGATCCGGTTTCTTCATAAATTCCTTCACTTCTTTTTCAAATTTTCCGCCAGCCACTCTTGTATTTAATGATTTGAATTCAGCGACATCGACACTTTTTAACATTTCAAGTTCCTTTCTTGTAAATCAATTTTGTCTCATCCCATCCTGGATATTTGCTTCTCAGATAATTCGCCAGCACTTCTTTGAGCGCCGCACGGTCGGCTGACTGGTCAAACCAGTGGTGGCATGGGTCGCAGAGCGTTACAACGTTCTCAGGCCGTCCAAGACCGCCCTGTGCCCGAGAAATGTAATGGCACCACGGATTCCCCGGTCTCCCGCAGAGGACGCAGCGCCCGCCGTCGCGCTCCCACACGGCCTGTTTGGTCGCCGCCGGGATACTAGTGGCCCTCGTCTGCCTGTGCAGCTCTCTCACCCCATTCCAGATTCATCCGCGCCAGCTCGTCCGGCGTCAGTGTTTCAATGCCCAAGTCCTTCGCATCCTCGACGGCCCGGTCGATGATCCGTCCCATCTGCTTTGCGTTGTATCGGGACGAACCGTAATAGGCGCGGATCACAAGGTTGTCTCCGTCCTGCTGGTAATCCACTTCCTCAGTCGGCCAGCCTGTCCCGAGCATTGACCATGCCGTCCGGAATGTCGCGGCCTCGTCGCGGGAGAGATGGAAGTCCTTGAACACGCCGACCTCCTTGATGTACTCGACGTAGAGGTCTTCCTTCGTGCGTCCGAGCTTTCCCGCGATCTGGTCGCAGAGCTGCCAGAAATAGTTGTTGGAATCCAAGCTGCGCTTCTTCCGAAACTCCTTGATCTCGGCAACGTACTTTTTGCCCGGTATCATGTGTTCCAAGAACATCTGCGCTTTATACGGCACATCCGCTTTGATCCGCAGCCACGTCCCGGCGGCGTCCATCGTCCAGTCCGCCGCAGAAAACGTCAGTTCCGTCATGCCTGTACCGCCTTCATGTAGCAGTCCCAGCACATGCACTGTCCCTTCTTCTTTGTGGTCTGCTCCGCAATCGCTCGAGCGGAGTAGTTCTTGCCGTCAAAGGAAATTGGAACAACATCGTTTCCGCATATAGAGCATTTGAAGGGTTTCGCTGTCTGCTTCGTCTCCTGTGGAGCTGCGCCGTGTCCGAAGGTGTAGACCGGCTTGCCCTTGAGCGCCAGCGTCAAGGTCTTGATCCGCTCGGCGTCGTCATAGCTGATCTCAGTGACGTCGAACTGGTCGTTGCACTGCCAGCGACCGGTTTTGTCGTTCTTCTTCAGCCGTTCGCACTTCGCAGCGTCGATCCAGATAAACGGCGCGGAATAAAGCTCCCGGCCAATGCCATGTTTGAATCCAGCGCGCTTGAACGCATCCGACGCGCGCCCCTTCTCAGCCTCCGTGTTGCTCTCCGTCCCGGCGTCCCATTTCCAGATCAGCTTTCCGTTGCCGACGTAGTCAATGCCGATCCCGCCGTACAGAACGCCATCCACCAACTTAAAGTCGTTCTCCCAGTTCTGCGCGCCGACCGTCTCATCCAGAATGTCAGCGTCCGTCCGGGCGGTTTTATAAAGCAGGATGGACGCGCCTTTCTCATTGCACTGGGCAACGCGGCACTCGATCTCATCCGGCCTCAGTGTCCGAAACTGTTTCATTCAAATCCTCCAATTCCAGACGGCAGTAGTAACCTCTGCCGTACTCGTTCAACAGATATTCCCCGGTCAATCTGCACTGTTTACGGGAGTAGGTCTCATAAAAAGGGCAGTATGCGCAGCAGATATGGTCTTTTTCAAAGTAGATGCTGCACCGAACCTCAACCGGAGTGTAGACGTACTCATTCGATAACCCTTTTTTCATAGCCAAGCTGCTCCAAAATGTACCGCGTCCCCAGCTGCTGCACCAAAAGGGACATGATCGGGTTGCCAGAATCGAAGTTGTCCGCGCCGGGGTCGCACATCATGCCCTCGTCGCCGCAGTACACGGTGTCCCCCTTGTAGACCTCGTCGCCGAAGATGTCATAGCAGTACGGCGCCACGTTTTGCGGGTCTTTGGAATAGTCAATTTCCGGTAACATTTCTGTCCTCCAATCTGTACTTCGCAAATCTCACGACTTCGCCAAACCGGTTTTTCTTCTGCACGATCTCGCTCGTGATGGGCCAGCCCTCCGCCTTGAGATCCGCTACTCGCGCCGCCAGCCGGAAGCATCCGTACTGGTCAAGCGCTTCAACTGGCGTGATGGAGCCGATGGTCTGAAGATGAAACAGAATCTTATCGCACTGCGTCACTTGACATCCCTCCAATTTGCCGTTAGAATATGGCCATAGACATATTTTCGATACGGAACGAAATTGTCTGTCACCCGCCGTCCATGTGTAGCGACATGGACGGCTTTTTCTATCTCATGCGCGGCCTTGCGGATGTTGTCATCCCATTCAACGCCGAACCACCGCCGCCAATCCACGCATCTTAGTCCCATGCGGCAATCCGCATTTTTCGGGCACGTTGAACACGGGTATCTCATGGGTCGTCACCGTCCCAATAGTTCCTCTGCCGCTCAGCAGCTTCCCGCATCTTCCGCCGCAGCTCCTTCAGCCACGCGATGCAGCAGCAGATCCGCCCCATCATGCCATCCCGTACCCCGTCAGCACCGCGGATAGCGTCGCGAGCAGCGCCGCCTCAAACCGGAGATCAAACACGCGCCAGTAGAAAAAAGCCGCCATCAAAAACAGACCGCCAAACACCAGCGCCGCCCGCTTCAACATCCGCCGCAGCGCGGCGTACCATTCTCTCTTTGAGATCATGCCACTCCCTCCAAATACTCCTTGATCCATGCGTCCAGCTTGTGCGGGAACACCCAGCACACCATAGATTTCTCCGTCTTTATAGCGATCCCAAACGGGAACACCCCGCTCAGAATCCCCGCCCGAAGCGTCTCCTGCGTAATCCGCATCCCGGCAGCTCGCAGCCGTTCCGACGCTTCAACCGCCGTGATCGTTGCGATCCCCATTTCTCATTCCTCCTTCATCAGTTCTTCCACGGTTACGCCGTTGCTTCCTTCCTTCTCTGCACAATTGCATCGACCGCAGTTTCAAGGCGTTCCCGCGCATTTGCGGGATTGCGTCGGCCATTCAAGATCATGGAAACATACGCTTTGGTTGTGCCGATTTCTGCGGCAATATCTTCGTAGGTGACTTTTTCGTTGTGCATCTTCCCAATCAATCGGCCCGTCCACTTCTCAGGCAATATATTCATCTCCTTTTCCTACTTCGTTTTTGTATTTATGGTTGCAAAAGTTAACAAACCGTGCTATTATGAAAGTGCGAAAGACATAACAGATTTTTTGACACGAGCACTTCAGCTGGTGTCTGGCGTTTTGTTCACTTTTTTAACCACGAGCTTATTATAGTACAAATAGTTAACGTAGTCAAGTTATTATTTTTAACTTTTTGTACTTCTACTTTTTCACCAAAAATGAGGTGATTGTTTTGGCATTTTATAATAATTACGTTCGACTGTGCGCAGAGAGGAAGATGAGTCCAAGTGCCGTTGCACTCGCAATTGGACTTAAAAAATCAAATGTGACGTACTGGAAAAAAGTAAGAAATGATCCTTCTGATGTTACCCTTGCCAAAATTGCTGATTTTTTTGGTATTTCTGTCAGCGAATTGGTAGCCGATGCGGAGGATGGAGAAGAAAAAAATCATCCTGTCACCAGTGATGACAGGATGAACCCAGACTATTTGAAGTTGAATACAGCGAATCGCGCTGCTATTGATGCTGCGATTGCTGCCTTTCTAGCATCTCAGCAATCAGAAGATTGATTTTCTCTTTGTTCTCTGCGCTCAACTGCGCATAGGCATTATTCGACTTCTCATATTGTTCTTTAATCTTTTCCATGCGCGTTTTCCTTTCTGTTATCTGAGGCAGTGTTTTTATTTTAGAACTTTTGTTCTATTTAGTCAACCTACACTTTGCACAATATGATACAGAAAAATTCTATGTGCATAATTTTTAAGCGTCCGTGCTATTTGGCGTGAATTATGATAGATAAAGAGAAATTAGAGGGAGTATGATATGAGTAGGTCGGTGTATTACGTGACCTGTCCGATGTGTGGAGAGGTCTTCAATGAACGTTTGCGAAAATGTCCAAACTGTGGCTCGAAGAACCGAAAAGACGTGTGTCGAACCTGCGGGAACGAAATCAGCAAACAAGCAAGGAAATGCCCCGCCTGTGGTGCACGTCACATGCAAAAACTTTCAGACGGTGGAATTATTGCTATCCTCGTGACGCTTCTTTTTGTGGTGATTATTCAAGAGCGCGTTATGGATATGCCAAATAGCGAGGCCGCAGTAGAAGACGCATCGAGTTTCGGAAGTTCCGCGGTTTCGGATGCACCGCCTGAGGCGCAAGCGGAAACGGACGATAAAAATGAAGTGGTTTCAAGAGAAAACTATATCGCGAAATGTGATACCGTTTTGTATAACGACGTAGCACGGAACCCGGATAGCTATGACGGTGAAAAGGTGATGTTTTCAGGCACCGTTATTCAGGTTTCAGAGGATGCGCTTGACTTATTCAGCACCAATTCAGTTGACTTCCGCGTTGAAACCTCTGATGGAATCTGGTATGTATCCTATAATCGGCACGAGGGAGAAAGTCGCATCCTTGAGGGTGACTATATCACCTGCTATGGGGAGTGTGACGGCGTTACAACATATATCTCTGTGCTTGGCGGAAATGTCACCGTCCCGAAGCTCATTATGAAGTACCACGATTAACGTCTCAGGTGGGCATAACGCCTTGACAGGTTGAGTCGTCAACCATAGTCCTATGGGCGAGATCACCCCGCCGTCGAATCTCCCCGGCGGCGGGGCTTCGGCTTACCGCAAGCGAGTGGGAGCTTGCTTGCACATTCAGCGTACTCTTCAGGAGGCGATTTGTCGAGAAAGTATTCTTGGTTTTAAGAGGAAGAATCATGTGCTTTTTGGAAAGGAATCTGGTTTATGCCACAAGAATTATACGAAAAATGTCGAGAAATCAAAGAAACATCGAATCCAAGAATTACAAATCAAGACCTTGCCGACGCAACCGGAAAATCAGAGCGAACCGTTGCGCAATTCCTCCGCGGAGAGATCCCGAACGCCTCCTGTGAAACTGTCGCCTCGATCTGCAAAGAGCTTGGCGTATCAGTCGATGAACATTACGGAATCACAATGCCAGAGCCAAACCCAGACGAACAACTCGCAAAGGAAAACCGAACGCTGGAATCCGAGAACCATGCATTGAAAGTTCAGAATGTCGAACTCATCGGCGAAGTTGAAAACTTGAAGTTGGAAGTCTCCCACCAAAAAGAAAAGGCAGACTTTCTCCGTGCGCAGCTCAAAACGCGCCGCCCTGTGATCTATACCCTGATGTGCTCCTGTGCCGTCATGGCCTTTACCTTGCTGATCTACCTCGTCCTGGACTTCCGCGTCTCAGACGTCGGTTTTATCATAAATGGGAAACTGCAGCCTGCGGCATGGATCGTGTTATGCACGATCGTTGCCGCAGTTGCCATCATCGCATGGTCGATCATCCATAACACGAGCAGAAGAAGGTGAAACAATGAATTTCTGCATCAAGTGTAAAAAGGAGATACCGGACGGTGCGGCCTTCTGCCCGTGGTGCGGGAAGCGGCAATCTCCGGAGCCGCGAAAGGCGCTGAAGCGGGCCAATGGAACCGGCACAGTCTATAAACTGCAAGGTCGCAGGACGCGCCCGTGGGTCGCCGCAAAGTCTGGGGTCATCATCGGATACTACGATAAAAAAACAGCCGCCCTCGAGGCGCTGGCGCGGCTGCACGGGCGGAGCATTGATGAGATTTATAATTGGACGTTCTCGCAAGTATATGAGGAATGGAAGGCCGAGCACTTCCGGGAGATCGGCGAGAGGGGCATAGAATCCTATGAGTGGGCGTATGACATATTCAAGCCGCTCCACGAAAAGAAATTCCGGGAGCTGCGCACCGGAGATTTTCAGCAGGTCATCGACGCGCAATCCGGAAAATCCCATTCCACACTTTCCAAGTTCAAGCAGCTCGCGACGCAAATGTCACAGTGGGCCATTCGGCAAGAGCTGATCACCACAAACTTTGCGTCCTTCATTAAACTCCCCGAAAACGTGAAAAAGGAAAAAGAGATATTCACTGTCGCGGAGATCAAAAAATTCGAGAAGGACGATTCTGACGCAGCGAAGATCGTACTGATGCTGATTTATACCGGCATGCGAATCGGCGAACTATTCACGCTTCGAACAGAGAACTGCCATGAGACATACGTGATCGGCGGCGAGAAAACCGAGGCCGGCAGAAATCGAATTATCCCGATCCGCAAAGAGGGACGCAAGTATTTTGCAGAGATGAAGCAGCAGGCGAATGGAGAGCTGTTGATCTCCGGGTACTCCGGGCAAAAAACGCCGCCGAACTTCCGCAGGCGGGATTATTACCCCATGCTGGAACGTCTCAAAATCCCAAAGAAAACGCCGCATGCCACACGCCATACCTTCGCCAGCTGGGCCGCATCAAACGGTGTCAAGCCTGAAATGCTGCAAAAAATCCTCGGTCACGCCGATTATTCCACCACCGCAAATATCTACGAACACTTTGATATTAATCAGCTTGTAGATGCGATCGACGCGCCTGTTGCTAGCGCGTTACTAACAAGCCAAGAAAATGGCAAAAAGAAAAAGCCTTGAAACCATTGAGATTTCAAGGCTTTTTATGGTGGACAGTACAGGACTCGAACCTGTGACCCCATGCACGTCAAATATAGTGCATTGATAACGCAGAATATTTATCGCAAGTTATAACATGTTTTATCGTAATATTATTTAAATTTCAAAACTATATGGCATCACAACATGTTAGAAACCGTTTAGGTTGCTAACAAGCAACTAGCAGTCTAGTCATCCGTTGTGCCCTCCCAGCACAACCCCATGATAATACCCAGCCATTTTTTCTTCCGGCCCTCCGGCGTCCTTGTCCATGAGAAACGCTTTTGCCAGATCTGCATAGAACTCCGGTCGGTCAAGGCCATACTTGGCAGCTACGCCGTAATAATCTGAGTACATCATGTTCATCGCCGCCCACCAGACGCAAGGCTTCACGCTGACACCTGTGATATTGGCTACCGCGTCCGTCTGCTCCATTGTCCAGTGTGCGCCGGTCGTGCCGTCCTCGTTCTCCATGTGCGATACCCACTTTTCAGCATCCTCTCGGGTGAATTCTGTGTCCTCTCCATCCTCGTGGCTCCCCATCTTGCGCAGCGCACAGATGGCATCCGCGTACACCGTGATTTCTTCCGCGCGGCCAAGCGACACCTGGGTCCCCATGATCTCATTCAGCTGCAGTTTCA